GGTAATGTAGGACAAGCACCTCATTCAAGAAGATTTCTTCCAATTAAATTTAAAAACGTTGAGTTTCAAGTCACTGGCGCTGGCTCAGAATATAATTGTTCAGCATATCTATCCAACGAACAAGCATTAACTGACAGAGTGACTCAAATAAAAACTGATGTTTCAATAACTGGATCAACAGTTAGAGAACTGTTACAAACAGGCGGACAAAGTTTAACAACTGTTATCAATTCTAGATTGCTTGACAAAGAAGAAAATGATGAACTTGACACAGCTGATCAATATGTTATTATATTTCCTAGCTCGGGAGAGTATAATAGTAACAATAGAAACAGCTCTCAAGTTGCTTCAACCCAAAATCGTGCAATGCAAACAGCAGACGGGCCACCTGGCTCTACCGCAGTAGACTTTACATTATCAAAAGCTGAATTACAAAAACAGTATAGTTCTATAACTGGCAATACTGATGATGTTCCTTTAAACTACGAAGAGTACATAAGTCAAATTACTGGTATTGTTAAATCTTCGTCACAATTTGGAAAAGCATTTAAAGATTATGCAAACAGCGATTATGCAAAAAATGAAGTAGGCGAAAGTGACATCATTGCTAACCCAGGCGAAACAGGACAATCGCCAATGGGCCAGATGAAGTATGCAGAAGAGTTAGTTGATAATATTCCTATTTTTTCTAGAGGATCTGCGCAACTACAAACTAGTTCTACTAATAGAATGTTTAAGTTTCTAAAAGGAACAAGAATACAAGATATTATTGAAGAAGTATTATTAATAAGCACATACGGACAAAATCTTGCAACACAACTTTCTGACATTACTGACCCGATGGGAATGATTACTTGGTATAGAATAGAAACTGATGTTTATATAGTGCCCGGCTCGAAAGAAGTTTTACGATCAGGCAATACTCCAAATATATATGTTTATAGAGTTGTTCCGTACAAAGTACATTCTAGTATATTTAATAACCCAACAGCACCGGCTATTGGAATAAGCGAGTTAAAATCAGTTGCCGCTAAAGAATACAATTATATATACACAGGACTTAACAAAGATATTTTAGATGTAGATATAAAATATAAATTTGCATTCCAATCAGGAGCCATTGCTGATTCAGGTGCGCTAACAGCCAGTCAACGAAAAGGTACTGCTAATAAATCTTCAGCTGACCAAACAGACAATGATTATAAACTAAGTCAAGGTGGCACTGGTAATGCTCCAACTGAAGGAATTGGCGGAACATACGAAACTATTAACAATACTGCAATGGCTAATGGCGGCTCGGAGATAAGCAATGCAGATATCAATATTGCAAGAGGATTTAATCAACGCCTAGTAAATAGTCATGCAGACTTGCTTATGATGACTATGACAATTATGGGCGATCCGTTTTATATAAGCGACAACGGCGCTGGCAATTATCATGTTGGCGGAGATAACTCGTATACTAACATGACAAAAGATGGAACAGCAAATTATTCCAATGGACAACTTCATATTAACTTATTATTTAGAACACCAGTTGACATTAATGAAGATACAGGCGGATATATTTACCCTGAAGATTTGCTATTAGTTGAATCATTTAGTGGAATATATTCAGTTATTAGAGTTGAGAGCTCTATTTCAGGAAATAAATTTACGCAAGTACTAACTATGAATAGAGTAATTAACCAACAAGAAACTGAAACAACAGCAGGCGCTGCCAAATTTGAAGAAAGTTTCGGGAGCGAATCTCCTGATTGGCGGGACCGTATGAATAGGCTGGGCGGCGATACAGGCGGCCCTCATGGAGGCATTACTTCAAACATAGCTGGCTCTGGACCAGCTGGGCAATATGTTCCAATTGTTACTCCAGAGGCTCTCAAGGAAGTAGCCGACATAAGAAAACAAGTTGCATTAGACCGCAAATTTACAACACCAACCGGCGGCGCCCGATGATTAGTGAGAAATAATAACAATGTCAGAAAATCCAAATATACTAAGAGCCAACAAATACGTTAACTCCAGTTCGACGGGTCCGTTTGAAGCAATTGTAGTAAACCATTTAGATCCGCATTATATGGGAACATTGCAAGTTGAATTATTAAAGCAAACTGGCTCAGGTAATCAACCTGAAACTACAGGACAAATGGTTGAAGCTAGATATTTAAGTCCGTTTTATGGCGTAACACCTTTATCACAAAATTCCAACAATGCAGGTTACAAAAATACACAAAAGTCATATGGCTTTTGGGGAGTTCCGCCAGATATTGGTACTACTGTTTTAGTAATACTTGTAGAAGGAAATATATCCAAAGCATATTGGATTGGATGTGTACAAGAAGAAAACATGAACTTTATGGTTCCTGGATATGCTGGTACAGATAACTTAGATGGCCAGCCTGCAGGTATTAGGGCACCTGCCGCAGAATATAATAAAAAAATACAGTCAGCAAAACTTACAGATGCAACACGGTATAAAAAGCCTGCACATGATGATATGGCAATAAGTTTAATCCAACAAGGATTGCTAGAAGACGACACTCGAGGAATAACAACATCAAGTGCAAGGCGAGAAGTTCCTAGTGCAGTATTTGGTATTAGTACAGGAGGGCCTCTAGACAAGCGACCTGGTGCTCCTAAGGCAGAACAAGGACCAGTTGGCCTAAAAGCTAACTTACATACCCATAGACTTGGCGGATCATCATTTGTTATGGACGATGGTGACGACAAGTTTATAAGAAAAGGTAAAGCAGAAAGCACTCCGATGGAGTACGTAAGTTTAGAAGCAGGCGAAGCAGGCGGAGATCCTACATTGCCTGCTAATGAATTATTTAGGATGCGAACACGCACAGGTCATCAGATATTAATGCATAATACTGAAGACTTAATTTATATTGGTAATGCCAAAGGCACTGCTTGGATTGAACTTACGTCTAACGGAAAAATTGATATTTTTGCCGCAGATAGTATAAGCATTCATACACAGGAAGATATAAACTTTACAGCAGACAGAGATATAAACTTTACAGCTGGTCAAAATTTAAACATGGTAGTAGGTAAAGATCTTAAAGCTACTACTGGATCTAACACAAACTTTGTTGTAGGAACAAACGCTCTTTGGAATGTAGGCGATAGTTATGAAGTAGCCGCAGGATCTAACATAACACAATCTGCTGAAGAAAACGCAACATATTCGTCTACTGGTAATGCTAACTTTTTATCTGCCGCAGAAGTGTTTCTTGGTTCATCTGGCGGAAATGTTAATATTGATGCATTTAATAATTTAATTGTTAATGCTGATAAAGAAGGCCATATACATATCGGAACTGATTTACATATCACTTCTAAAGGTGAAACAGATATTAAGTCAACTGGCGAAATGGCAGTGCAAAGTACTGCGGCTATGAGGATTCACAGCGAAGCTACACTAGATATTCTTGGAGCAACTACTACAAAAATTACTTCAACAGGCACATTAGACATTAACGGCGGAACTGCAATTAAAGTAACTGGTGGACAAATAGATTTAAACTCTGCAGACGCTATTGCATCTATAGCAGTAGCTGGCGCCGCAGAAACTGCATTAGTACCGGCAGCTCCGACGCCTACTGCTCCTGAGCCGGCAGCACTAGCTGGGCAAGCGGCAAGAGTACCACAGCACGAGCCATGGTACGAACACGAAAACTTAAATCCGTTAGCATACACACCAGAAAAAACTAGAGCAAATACGGAACAAACTCAAACTTTTGTTCCGCGTACTCCAGACACGTTTGCTAAATCAATTGGAGTTCCTAAGAAAGGTGCTCCGCCTACTAAGTCAACTAGACAGAATAATACAGGCGATGTAGGTGTAACAACTAGTGGCACTTATACTACACCTGCAGGAAATCCAGCTAGGGCTACATCAACAAATGCACAAGGTGCACCTGTCTCTAATGATGTTAGGGAACGTGCTAGAATATTAGCACAAAGTATGCGAGCAGTTGGGTTTACTGACAACGAAACATTACTTTCTATTATTGCAGTATGTCATACAGAAAGTAGATTACTACCTGCAGAAGAACTTAGTTATGGAAATAATACAAACGCTTATATTCGTAGTATATTTAAAACTGCAACTAGAGGTGTTAGTGAAGCTGAATTAACTGCGGCTAAAGCAACAAAGGCAACTTTCTTTGAACTAGTGTATGGTAACAACAATAAAAAAGGACTTGAATTAGGTAATGAGTTTGACGGCGACGGCGGAGCATTTATAGGAAGGGGCGTTATACAAATAACTGGTAGAGCTAACTATGAAACATTTGGAAAAGCCGCTGGATTAATAGATGAAACATTAATTGACGGTCCTGTTAGTGATGTTGATCCGGAAGGCACTAATACAAACCCATTTGGTGTTAAAATACTATTTGATCCAAAATTGTTAGCTACTGACTTTGTAACAAGTTGTGACGTTGCGGCACAATATCTTAAAGCAAGATATAGACCAAACCGAGGTAAGGGTATTTTGGGTGATTTACGAATAGCAATTAACCCAGGTGGATACGATCATGCATATCCTAAGGATTTAGCATTTTACAAAGGATTAGATACTACTTGGTTAGAAGCACCTAAGCCTGAATCAACAGCAGGCATTAATGATAATGTTGCAAGTGCAGGCGGCACACAAGAAGTAAATAAAGGACCACAATAATGTGTAATGTTTTTATACCAGAAGTTAAAGTAACACGCCCTGGCATGGTACAAGATTTATCATCACAGTCTGCAGGACTAAATGAACAACGGTTTAATTATACCGGAGCTGAATCAAACCTTGAAGGTGATTATCCTCAAAGCACCGGCGGTTTAAATTCACAAAGTGGATCACCAATTGTCTATGCAGATCCCGGACCAATTCCTTCAGGGCCTGGATACTTAAAATTAAAAGCTATACTTGATAACGTCATAACAGGTGATTGGAAGGAAAGAGGAAAAGTTGGAAATCCAAATATATTAGCATGTTACAGTGTATGTGGACATTCTTATTCGCAAGATAGCGGATCAATGGCATATGCATGGTGCGCGGCATTTATAAGTTATGCACTAAAAACAGCCGGTATTGATAGCTTACGTTCTATGAGCAGTCAAGCATATAAAAATTATGGAAATGAAGTTGATTGGCGCACACTAGACAAAATAAGATACTTAGATATTTGTGTCTTTAAGTCAAGAACACGATCCGGCGGCCATATAGGATTTATTGTAGGTGTAGACAACAAGACAGGCAAACTTAAAATACTCGGAGGCAACCAAGGCGATAATGCTAAAGTATCAACTTACAGTGTTTCAAGTAACAGCCAGTATGTATTAAACATTAAACGTAACTGGGATATTCCAGCAGAGTACAATAAGCCGTTGTTTGGCAATAATAAATTAGATATTAATGCTGTATCAACTGGCACAAATAGTACAACAATTTAAGTAGGTAAATACAGTATGAGCACATTAGAAAAAAGTATATATGAAAGAATTACAGTAGCTGGCGATAAGAAAGCGCCTAATAAGCCTCCGGCGTCTAGAGCTTATAGAGGACTTAGTACAGTAAACCCAAATAATACGTCAACTACGTTATATGACCTTTCGTTAATTAAACAAGATTTAATAAATCATTTTCATATTAGACAAGGTGAAAAATTAGAAAATCCTGAGTTTGGAACAATCATTTGGGAAGTTTTATTTGAACCAATGACAGCGGCATTAAAAAACGCCGTTGCAAAGAATGTTACTGATATTGTAAATTACGATCCGCGTACACAAGTAAATTCAGTAATAGTTGACTCGTTTGAAACTGGAATTCAGATTGAATTGGATCTTACATATCTTCCGTACAATATATCTGAATCAATGCGCTTAACTTTTGATGAAAACAATGGTTTAATTTCGTAACTTATATACGCACTTATCCGAAACCAATAAATACATGTAAGTGAAGGAAGCAATAATATGTCAACAACCGATAGACAAAATAGGTTATTAGTAGCAGAGAATTGGAAACGTATATACCAAAGTTTCCGTAATGCTGACTTTCAAAGTTATGACTTTGATAATTTAAGAAGAACAATGATATCTTACCTTAGGACTAATTATCCTGAGGACTTTAACGACTACATTGAGTCGAGTGAATACCTTGCACTGATTGATTTGATTGCATTTTTAGGTCAAAACATATCCTTCCGCATGGATCTAAATGCAAGAGAAAACTTTTTAGAATTAGCAGAACGTAGAGAATCAGTTCTCCGTTTAGCACGGATGCTTTCTTATAATCCAAAGCGCAACCAAGCCGCAACAGGTATGTTAAAAGTAACTAGTGTTTCTACTACAGAAGAAGTAATAGATACTAACAACTTTAATTTAGCAAACCAATCCATTCAATGGAATGACCCAACTAATACAGATTGGTATGAGCAGTTTATTAAAGTAATGAATTCTGCACTACCTGCAAATGGTACATTTGGTCGCCCAATTAAAAAAGAAAAAGTAGACGGTGTTCCGCATCAGCAGTATAGATTTAATGCTGTTAACACAGATATTCCAACATACGGATTTAATAAATCTGTCCAAGGAAAAAATGTATCATTTGAAGTTGTGTCCTCAGACATAAACTCTGCTACAAAGAATGTTGAAGAAGAAATTCCATTAACTGCAAATAGCTTTGCATACCTTTATAAAGACGACAGCCGCGGACCTGCAAGTAGTAACACTGGTTTCTTTTGCATGTTTAAACAAGGTACATTAGACAGTGGCCAATTTATAGTTAACAATCCTACAACTAATCAAGTAATTGATATAGACGCAACAAACATTAACAACAGCGATGTTTGGCTTTATAAGCTAGACGAAAACGGACAAGAGTCTGAAATTTGGACAAAGGTTGATGCAATAGAAGGCAACAACGTTATCTATAATAGTGTTAGTAAAAAGATTAGATCAGTTTATAGTGTACTTACAAGAGTAAGTGACAGAATTAGTTTAGTGTTTTCAGATGGAACTTTTGGCGAATTGCCTAAAGGTGTATTTAAAGTTTTTTATAGAACTAGTAACAACCAAAGTTATGTTATTAAGCCAAATGATATGACTGGAATACAAGTTAGAGTTCCTTATTTAAGTAGAAGTAATACTGTTGAAACAATTACGCTTAATTTGGAATTAAAATACACAGTAGCAAATAGTGCGCCAAGTGAGTCAACAGAAAGTATTAAACAAAATGCTCCGTCGACTTATTATACACAAAACAGAATGGTAACTGCTGAAGATTATAATGTTGCACCATTGGGCATTAGTCAAGATATTATTAAAGTAAAATCAGTTAATAGATTTGCAAGCGGAATTAGTAGGTACTATGATTTATTAGATGCTACTGGAAAATATAGTAGCACAAATTTATACGCAAATGACGGTATTGTTTATAAAGAAGATTTAGTTAATAAAGATAGTTTTGCATATGTAACACAGACTGATATTGAAAGTGCTATTACAAATAAAATAGAACCAATATTAAAAGATAGAAGAGTGTTAAACTATTATCTAACAAACTTTACAAAGATTATTACTTCTGATTTAAAAGCAGAATGGGTACAAGTAACTACAGATACTAATAGAGGCACTGGTAACTTAATTGACGAAAGTAGTGCGTCTTATAAAGTAGGAACTTACACAGCAAATAATTTACGTTTACTTGAAGCAGGCTCACTTCTTAAATTTGAAGCACCTACAGGCTATCATTTTATGGTAGGCGATAAAACTACACTAATGGCAGGATCTGCAACTCATGCAGGATCGTTATCTTATAAGTGGGTAAAAGTAATTAGTGTTAACGGTGACGGTACGAAAACTACTACAGCTGGTTTAGGTGCTATTACACTTAATGATAGTATTCCGACAACAGCACTATTGACTGAAATTAGACCTAAACTTACTACAGTTATTACTCCAGCAGTTAAAACACAAATCATTGATCAAGCATTTGCAAATAATACATTTGGATTGCGATACGATGTTGCTACTAGACAATGGCGTATTATTACAGAAGTAAATCTAAATACTAATAGTGCATTTAGCACAGGTAAAACTGGTGATGTTAGTAGTCAAAATTTAGATGCTAGTTGGTTGTTATGGTTTAAAACAGATGGCGAAAAATATAACATTACATACAGAGCTATGCGCTATGTATACGAAAGCGACGAAGAGATCAAGTTCTACTACGACAGTAGTGATAAAATTTACGATAATAAAACAGGCAAAATTATTAAAGATAAAATTGAAGTATTAAGCATTAATACACAGCCTGACTTAACATTACCATTTACATCAGATTATAATTTTGAAATTACAAAAGAATATAGAGATGCTGAAGGATATGTTGATTCAAAGAAAATAGAAGTATCTTTCTTTGATGCAGACGACGACGGCGTAGTTGACAACCCAGGATCATTCCTTGATATTGTTAACGAGACAGTTGCTCCTACTACAAAATATATATTCCAAAAGAAGTACACTACATCTGACGGTGTTGAAGACTTTAAATACGTAACTGCTACATCACAAAACATAACAGTGCTTACTTCAGAATCAGCTATAGGAGCATATAGCTCTTATGATGCATCAACTGTATTTTTTGCAGTTGACACTGGATTATTTAAGAAGTTATCAACTGATAAACTTTCAATATCACAAGTATCAAACTTTAAAGCATTCATTGGTAGAGCAAGTCTAAAATTTAGATATGTACACGCTGCCGATAATAATAAAAGAATTGATCCTAGTAGCACAAACTTAATAGACACATTCTTGTTAACACGTTTGTATGACACTACTTATAGGCAGTGGTTAAATGGCGATGTTATAGCACAACCATTACCGCCAAGTAGTGATCAGTTGTATAGAAGTTATGGCGCAGAACTAGATAAAATTAAATCAATTAGTGACGAAGTTATATATCATCCAGTAAAGTATAAAATACTATTTGGATCATCAGCGGAGACTGGGTTGCAAGCAACATTTAAAATTGTAAAGAATATTGAAACTGTTACTAATGATAATGAAATAAAATCAAACGTAGTTAGTGCAATAAATGAATATTTTAGTTTAGACAATTGGGAGTTTGGAGAGTCGTTTTACTTCTCGGAACTTTCAACATACGTAATGAATCAACTTGCACCAACTATTAGTTCTATAGTAATTGTACCAGATGAAGATTCACAAGCATTTGGATCATTGTTTGAGATTAAATCAGAATCAGATGAAATTTTTATAAGCGGCGCAACAGTAGCAAACATAGAAATAATAGATAGCATTACAGCAACTAGATTAAAAGCATCCGGCACTGTTATTACAGCAAGTGTTGAAGTTGCAAATACTGGAATACAAAGTTCTAGTACAGCATATACATCGACAATAAACACCGGAACAGCAAGTTCTAGTTCAAGTTCGTCGAGTTCAAGTTCATCAAGTTCTAGTTCATCAAGTTCTAGTTCAAGCTCAAGTGGAGGCTACGGCTACTAATGGCATATAATAACGACCAAAATGAATATCCACTTCCAGTTAATGGCAAATCTAACAGGAAGTCTGCAGAGTTACTACCAAGGTATTTTCGAACTGAAGCTAACACTAAGTTTTTAAATGCTACATTAGATCAACTTACAAAGCCCGGTACTGCAAAAAAATTAAATGGATATTTTGGAAGAAAAACAGCTAATGCTTATACTCCAAATGACTTGTACATTGGTGATATTTCTTCTCAAAGAGAAACACATCAATTAGAACCTGCACTTGTATCTAAAGATATTCTTAATAATGTTTTATTTTATAAAGACTATAATGATTTTAGAAATCAATTAGATATATTAGGCGCAACAGTTTCAAACGAAAGTTTACTAAACAGCCAAGAGTATTATGCATGGAACCCAAATTTAGATTGGGATAAACTTACTAACTTTAGAGAGTATTATTGGTTACCATCTGGTCCTGCACCTATTAGTATATTTGGTCAAAATGATGATGTAACAAGTACTTACACAGTAACAAGTGTAGACAATGCAGGAAACAAAGGATATGTGTTTAACGGAAATCTAACACAAAATCCTACATTAGAATTATACAGAGGCCAAACATACATGTTTGATGTTTCTGCTCCAGGACTGCCATTTACTATTAGAACTTCACGACAAATTGAAAGTGACAATGAGTATGCAATTGGTATTACAAATTCAGGAACAGATTTAGGAACAGTTGAATTTACTGTACCTCTAAATGCGCCTGAGAGATTGTACTATGTATCAGAAACTGATGTTAACACAGGCGGGACACTTAGAATTGCAGACATTGAGTCTAACACATCGATAGATGTTGTTAGCGACATACTAGGCAAAAAAACATACACTACAGCAAATGGATTTTCGTTAATGAACGGAATGAAATTAAAGTTTGAAGGAACTGTTATTCCGAAAAAGTATGCAACTAATACATGGTATGTTGAAGGTGTTGGTGATAAGATTGTATTAATAAAAGATAGTGATCTTGTAATTTCACAAGCGTACTCAGCAGACGTAGAAGTATTGTTTGATGCAAATGACTTTGACAATTTACCGTATAGTACTGCAAGTTCTTATGCGGCAACTAAAGATTATATTGTAATTAATAGAGCTTCTTCAGATAAAAATGCTTGGTCGAGAAATAACAGATGGTTCCATAAATCAGTACTTGAAAAAACTGCTGAATTAAACGGCGAAGTATTTGATATTGATCAAAGTGCAAGAGCAAAACGACCTGTTATTGAATTTATTGCAGGGTTAAAATTGTTTGAGTTTGGTACTGAAGCAAAAACTGAAAATGTAAACTTAGTTGACACGTTTACAAAAGATGCATTTTCAACAATTAGCGGAGCAGACGGTTATAGCATTGACGGTGTTGATGTTACCGACGGTATGCGTATTTTGTTCACAGCAGATACTGATCTACTTGTAAACAATAACATTTATAAAGTAAAGTTTATTAAACATAACTCTACAGTTGCTCAAATTGCACTAGTTGACGAAACAGATACTACACCAATTAATAATCAAGTAGTGTTAATTACACAAGGTACTAATGCAGGTAAACAGTATTACTATAATGGAACTTCTTGGAAGTTAGCACAGTACAAGTCAAGTACAAACCAACAACCGTTGTTTGAATTGTTTGACGATTATGGTATTAGTTACAGCAATGCTACAACTTATCCGGTAAGTAATTTTGCTGGTAATAAGATTTTTAGTTATAAGGTTGGCACAGGGAAAAATGATGTTGAATTAGGCTTTCCTATAACATACAGAGCACTTGAAAATGTTGGCGATATTACGTTTGACTTTAACCTAGCATCGGAAAAGTTTAGTTATCAACTTGATAATGTTCCTTATAATAAAACTACTGAAATTGGATTCTGTAAAACATATACTGATATTGATAGCTTTACATACTGCAACGGCTGGACAAAGGCCAAAACTAATACAGTGCAAAAAGTTATTAGACAGTACGATGTTACTACTGTAACAACAGACTTTGCTATTGATACTTATAATAATAGTGGATCATTAACTGATTTAACTTGCGCAGTACAAGTAAATAGTGCTTGGAGATTTGATTATACATTAGTTGATGTTAACGGAGTTATGACTGTTAGATTTACAACAGCAATTCCTGCAAAAAGCAGTGTAATAATTAAAACTAATAGTGACACAATTAAAAATGCAAATGGATATTACGAATTTCCACATGCAATGGAAAAGAATCCACAAAACGACAAACTTACTTCGTTTACATTAGGCGAAGTTAACGATCATGTATTTTCGATGATTGAAGACATGCCTGGCTTTACAGGTATATTTCCTGGACCAAGCAATCTTAGTAACTTAGGAAATGTAAATTCTTATGGTAAGAAGTTTTTACAATATGCAGGCTCGTCGAATATTAGTACATACCATGTAACAGATAGAGATGCAAATATAATTAAGGCTATTGATCATTCTAGACGCGAATATAGAAAGTTTAAAAGATCATTTATGCAAGCGGCTGACACGTTAGGGTATGATGGCCCGACTAAGCAACACGTTGACTTAGTATTAAAGAGTGTTAATAAAGATAAAACTAATACTCACCCTTATCACTTTAGTGACATGATTCCGTTTGAAGGATCTAAGCGTTTAGAATTTACAGTGTACGATATAGAAAATACTTTCTTCTCGCTGAGCGAAACGTTTAGTTTAGCAACACTTTCATCTAAGGCAGTATTAGTATATCAAAATGGTATTCAGCTAATACACAATAAAGATTATACATTTAATACAGATGGATTTGTTGTTATATCTGCAACTAAAGTCAAAGATGATTTAATTGAAATATACGAATTTGGAAATACTGATGGGAGTTATGTACCACCAACTCCTAGTAAGTTAGGATTGTATCCAGTATTTTATCCTGCAATAATTAACGATAATACCTACTTAACAACTACTAAAGTAATCCAAGGACACGACGGTAGCAAGACTGTAGCATACGATGATTATAGAGATGAGTTATTATTAGAACTTGAAAAGCGAATTTATAATAACATTAAAGTAAAATATGATACTACTAGATTAGATGTAAACGATTTTATTCCAGGAATAGATAGAGATACAAAGTTTACTAAAACACAAGTTGATGCAGGAATGATGCGCGACTTTGTACAGTGGACTGAAAGTTTAGGTGATGTTAATTATACTGATAGCAGTAGTTTTTACACTAGAGATAATAGCTTTACTTGGAACTACTCTAACATGGCATCGTGGGACGGAAAAGCGATTACTGGTTTTTGGAGATCCGTTTATAAACAAGCATTTGATACAGATCGTCCACATACCCATCCTTGGGAAATGTTAGGCTTTACAATAATGCCTACATGGTGGGAAACAACATATGGTCCTGCACCATATACAAGCGACAACTTAGTATTATGGGAAGATCTACAAGAAGGTAGAGTTAAAGCTACAGGTGTTCCTATAGAAATCATTACCAAATATAAAAGATCTAAATTATTAACACACATTCCGGTAGATGAGTTTGGCGATCTATTAAGTCCTCAATCAGCAGGATTTACTTCAGGATTTGTTTCTGAAAATATAGACGCATCATTTAAATTCGGTGACGAAGCTCCGGCTGAAACAGCATGGAGACGAAGTGGTGAATATCCATTTAGTTTAATTAAGTCATGGATATTAAATCAGCCTAATAAAGTAATTGGGTTAGGCTTTGACACATCAAGAATGAAAAAGTCGTTGTCTGGACAATGGATTTACACAGCATCAAACAAAGCAATAACTCCTACAGATATAGTTTATCCGAATATAATAACCGATCCAGCAGAAGTATTAACAAGTGGATTAATTAACTATGTTATTGAATACTTAACTTCAGAAGCAACAACTGATGTTGCAAGTTATAAAGAACAATTTAAATTAGTAAAAAATCAATTAGGAATTAAATTAGGTTCTTTTACTGATAAAGAAAAATTAAAATTTATTTTAGATAGCAGAACTCCGTTTAATAAAGGTAACGTATTTCTTCCTAAGGAGAATTACAATATATTCCTTAACACAAGTTCTCCATTAACTGTTGCTTCTTACAGCGGCGTAATGATTGAGTTAGCACCGTCTGGGTATATTGTCCGAGGTTACAACAGTACTAATCCTGTATTTACATATCTTGATCCTAGGTCAACTAGTACAGATCCAAATATTAATGTTGGAGGAGTATCAGAAACATACCTTGAATGGACTGGAGGACAACGCTACGTAGTTGGAAGCAATGTACAGTATAATAATGTATTCTTTAGAGTAAAAACAAATCATACAAGTACTGAATCTTTTGAATCTGTAAACTTCCAAAAACTTGCTGAACTACCAATGGTGGGAGGAGCAACTGCAACGTATAGAAAAGCATTTACAACTGACAAAATTGATGTTCCTTACGGTACATTATTTAAAACAGTTCAAGAGGTAGTAGACTTTATATTAGGTTACGGTGCTTACTTAGAATCACAAGGATTTACATTTAATTATTATAATCCAGAATCACAAGTTGTTGAAGATTGGAAATTAAGTACTAAAGAGTTTTTATATTTTACTACACAAAATTGGACAGCTGGCACAGTATTGTCAGTAAGTCCGTCAGCAACTAAGTTAGAATTTAAAGCATCGTATACTACCACTGACGACTTATATAATAGCTTTTATAATTACAGCATTTTAAATGCTAATGGCGAGAAAATATCTGAAAACCTTACTAGACTGAATAGAGAAGACAGTGTTTTCCAAATGCAGTTAAAAGATTCATCAGAAGGAATATACCATGTTATATTACCTCAAGTACAAGTTGAGCACGTTGCTGTATTAGATAATATTTCAGATTTTAAAGATGTAATATATAGTCCTGCCACTGGTTACCGACAAGAACGTATTAAAGTATTAGGATATGTAGCCGCAGGTTGGGACGGAAGTTTAAACATTCCAGGATTTGTGTTTGACCAAGCTGAAGTTACAGAATGGGCATCTTGGAAAGATTATGCAATTGGCGATGTTGTAAAGTATAAAGAATTTTACTATAGCGCATTAATTGAAGCAGTTGGTACTGAAACTTTTGTTGCACTTAGTTGGGCAAGACTAGAAAGCAAGCCTACTCCGAAGTTAATGCCAAACCTTGATTATAGAGTTAATCAGTTTGCTGATTTTTATGACCTTGATTCGGACAATTTTGATGCTGAACAGCAGAAGATGGCACAGCATTTAACAGGTTATCAAAAGCGTCAATACTTAGAAAATATTATTAATGACGATGTTAGTCAGTATAAGTTCTATCAAGGTATGATAGCTGACAAAGGTACACGTAATGCTATTGACAAGTTATTTGATAGTTTAGCAAGTGCTGACAAAGATAGCATAGACTTTTACGAAGAATGGGCAATTAAATCAGCACAGTACGGCGCTAGTACAGGCTTTGAAGAAATTGAATATCAGTTAGATGAATCTAAGTTTAGATTAGAACCACAGCCTATTGAGTTAGTTAACGTTGTTCCAACAGCAACAACTGATTTAGTTTATAGAGTACCGCATCATGATGTATTCTTAAAGCCAGCAAACTATGAAACTACTAGGCTTCCTACAAAATATTTAAATAAAGAATATATAAAAACAGTTGGATATGTTACAAGCGATGATGTTGATAGAGCAGTAACAACTAAAGCCGGAATATTAAACTTTGCTACAACAGACATAGACAAAGGTGCGTATGTTTGGGTATCAACTGATAACCAGTCATGGGACGTATTGAAGCATTTTAATAGTAACCTTGTAGTAAACACAATTACACAAGAAGCAACTACTATAACGTTAAATTGTGACAAAACTGTTGACGTAGCTATTGGTGATATTATTGGATTATATAATGTAGATCAAATTGTTGGAACTGATACCGTAGCAACAGCAGTTGAAGCATTTTATACAGTAACAGATGTTTACAATAATAAAATCGAATTTGTTTCTGACAATAATGATTGGGAAAAGATTGGAACGTTAACTAATGTAAATGGAATAATTACAAAGTTTACTTCACAAAGAGTTGCTACTTTAGCAACAGCAAATGATTTAAGTACTAAGAACTTACAGTCATTAGAAATTATTTGGGTAGACGATGACGACAGCGGTAAGTGGAGAGTAATTAAGAACACTCCAGTTTATTCTCAAGCACAAACTATTAAGAGTTCACTATCGTTAGATAGTACGCAACATAACTTCGGACATAGTATTGCTGTAAACGACTCTAATACACTTTTAGCAGTTGGTATTCCTAACAAAGGAAACGGCGAAGTACATATATTCAAGCGTAGCAGTGATGCAAACAATCTTGTATTTGATCAAACAATTAGTGCTCCTATAACTTATGTAGATGTAGGCACATCACAGCAATTTGGCGAAAGCGTTTCGTTTAGTCCAGACGGCAAGTATTTAATTATTGGATCACCGTATGCAAGTAACGTAAAGACTGCATATAAAGGAACATATGTTCCTGGTAATAACTATAATAAAAATGACATTATTAAATCAGGTCCAAACTTATTTAAAGCAGTATCGGTTATTGACGGAGCAGTTGATGCAATACCGTATACTACTTTTAATTCGTATCCTGACTTAGTTTCCGAAACAGATAGCACATTACTTAATTTACTACAAACAGGCAACTATAAACTTAATAGTAAAACTAATACCACACACTTGCTAGTTAGAGGCCCTAAAGAAGCATACGAAGGGTCGAAAGTAGGCGACAGCATTGTGCTAAAATGGAATAGCAACAGTAACATAAACACACAAGGTTATGATGTTGCTGTTGAGCCATTTGACGGTCAATTTACTCCAATAACTGGTGCATTCTTAACAGATACACATGCTATTACAGCTAAGGTTGAAAACGTATTGCATATTGCAAACTTCCAAAACTTACCTGGCGTTGGACAAACAGTAAACAGTGCAGTAGCAAGTGGTATAGTTGCTTATGTAGGCGACAGTGACGGAGCCGCAATAGTTTATGTGTCGAATGTTAACGGATCGTTTGCTTCAACAGGACAGTTGTCAATTGGTTCTATTGCAGTTGGTGATTATACTGAAGATTATGTAGACCCTACAGCAGAAGTAGGTGGTTATTGGATGATAACTACTCCTGCATACGAAACAGCGGCAGATAGTTCAAACATATTTACTGATCCAGGAAACGGGTTAGTGTATCAAGACATTATTAAAGAAGGCTCAGGAAGATCACCTAACTATTATTACAATATTCAAGATAACATAACAGCTATTGGTGTAAAAGCATCGTTAAACGACCAAGTGTCGTTTATTGAGAGCTTTACTTATGAAGGCGATCCAAATGAAGTATTTGCTGTACAGAATTCTACTAAGTGGGCAATAAGAGTTCCTAAAGTATTATCGGATACATTGTCAAATACTGATCAGTTCTATCTTTTCTTAGATAACCACAGCGGAGTAGTTGATCTTACAAACACTGCATTTACCTTTGGTATTACAAACAAGCAACATACAATTTATGATATGTGGGATGGATATATTGACTTTGTGTTTGATAACTTTAGTACAATAAACCAATTACCGTTTGAGCCAGCAGTAGGCGACACTGTACGTGATGCATCAAGTGGAGCAACAGCAGAAGTTGTATTTTATAAAAGAGAATTTAATGACATAAGAATTTATGTTAAAAATGTTACAGGTACATGGAGCCTTGGAGATAATTGGGGTCAAACTGCTGATATCATTAGATCAGGATCGCCAGACAGAACAATGGGCGAAATTAAAGCAACTTCGTTAGGTTCGGCAGTAGTTGGTAAGATACTAGTTATTAACGAATCAACTAACTTTGCTAATGTTGCAACTACTGAATTGCTTGACAAAGAGTATTGGATTTACGATGAAATTACTCTACAAGGTATTGCAAGAGGCGCAAACGTACCTTCGAGTAATAACAATGATTGGACACAAGTTAATAATATTGTTGCAAGTAATGCTACAAATGCATCTGTAAGTGGACTGACAGAAGAAGGTATGATTTCTGTTTATGCACTCAACGAAGTTAACCAGTTTGACATTAACAGTTCTTATGTAATGCCTGAAAGAGAAAACCATAAACACTTTGGCGATGAAATACAAATAACTCAAGTTGATAAATTGTATAAAGTTGCAGTTGCATCCGGCGGAAATGACACACAGTCTAATCCAGGTAGTATACACTTTATTAAGCACGGTTCTTTTAACACAGTTGGAAGTACAGTTGAAACGTATAACTGGCAACTAGACGTTAATCCGTTATTTAGGGGAGTGTTTAATTCAACTACATTCTATAAAGTAGGCGAAATTGTTAATTATCTTGGTACAATGTATAGTGCAAACATAAACATTGCTAGTGGACTAGCATTTGTAGCAAGTAACTGGACCGCATTAACAGCAACAACGTCACACGTTGGTTACATTCCTAGTACACCGGAACAATTAGTAATTGGTGAAGGTATTTATACCCCAGAGGGCGGCATAAGAGACTTTGCTAGACGATTTGACCAAGATAAACTTGGACAAGTATTAATTACTAGTACAAAAATACAAGGTAATGATAGTACAGGATCAAGAGCAGTTAATGTATACAGACAAGTTAACGGACAGTTTACTTTATCTCAAACAATTGAAGCTCCGTACTTAGATGTAAGCACAGACACACTTACTGGGTATGCTGACACAATATCAATTAGTGCAGACGGCACTATGATTGCTATAGGCGAACCTTATAACAACTCTGTTGCAACTGCCCAAGGTAAAGTGTATCTTTATAAGTTAACAGGCGGAACATTTGTACTATCACAAACATTGTACAGCCATAACAACGAAGTAGCAGAACAATTTGGTAGTGCAGTTAGCTTTGACGGCAATCAACTAGCAGTAACGTCATTGCAAGGCGACATTGATACGCTAACAACATATGATACTGATACAACTTACTTTGATAATAAGTTTACTAACTTTAAAAATTCAATGATGGATAGTGGTGTTGTTTACGTTTATGAAAGAATTAATGAAACATTAGTATACGCTGAAGAGTTTATATTCGATGATTATTCGTCGATGGCATTTGGTAAAAACTTATTAGTAAGTAACAACCACGTGTATGCAAGCATGCCTAGAATGACAGACTACAATACCTATCAAGGTATGGTTGTTGATTATAGAAAAGTAATTGGTACAACTGCTTGGGTGACTCACAGAAGTCCATTAGATCAAGTTGATTTGTCTAATATAAAAAGTGCATTTTTGTATAACACTAAAACTAATACATTAATAGCAGACATTGATGTTATTGATCCTGTTCAGGGAAGAATTCCAGGTATAGCAGAACAAGAGTTAAGTTTTAAAACATATTATGATCCAGCATCTTTTAATATTGGTAATGATAGCGTAGTAGTTGACGCACTAGCAGGCTGGACAAAGCAAGCAGTGGGCAAACTGTGGTGGGATTTAAGTGCAGTTAAGTATTATAACTATTATCAAAATGATATTACTTACCAAACAAACTTTTGGGGAGAATTATTCCCAGGTACTTCTATAGACGTTTACGAATGGGTAGAAACAGAATTTCTTCCAAGTGAATGGGATACAATTGCTGATACAGAAGAAGGAATTGCAACTGGAATAAGCGGATTAAGTAAATATGGCGACACTGCATACAGTGAAGCACTAGTATGGGACGAAGTATCAGCAACGTCTAGAAAAACATATTACTACTGGGTGTTAAATAAGAAGACAACTCCAAATGTAGAGTCTAGGACAATGAGCGCACAGGCTGTACAAACACTTATTAAAGATCCAGCAGGATCAGGACACAAGTTTGTTGCACTGATGTCTAAAGATAGGTTTGCATTGTTTAATGTAGCCAACTCTATGATAGACACGGATGTTGCACTTAACATTCGTTATTGGACTACAGCTAATAAGAATCAAAACATACACAACGAATATCAAATGATATCGCAAGGTGTTGCAAGTAGTAAGCCTAACAAAGATATTGAACGCAAATGGTTTGATAGTTTAATTGGTTACGATTCTAAAGACAGAATTATACCTGATCCGGCATTAAGTGTAAAAACAAAATATGGAATTCAAGACAGACCAAGACAGGGTATGTTTGTAAACCGGGCTGAAGCATTAAAGCAATTAATTGAAAGAACTAATGATATATTAGCAAAAACTATTATTGTTGATGAGTTTAATATTACTGATCTAGTAAAAAATGACCCAGTACCAAGTGCTAGTACACAACTTTATGATGCAGTAATTGATACTTATGAAGATATAGCATTTTTAGGAATTGCAAATAAAACAGTTCCGACACTTACGCCTACAGTAGTTGATGGAAAACTTACACAAATTTTAATTACTGCATCTGGTAGGGGATATATTGATTCTACTTATGTTAGCGGAACTAGAAAAGGTCCAAAGATTACTGTTACTGGTATAGGTACTGGAGCAGAAGTTGAATGTACTTTAAATGAATTAGGACAAATTTCAACAGTTACTATTGTTAACGCAGGTAAAGGTTATGATAATTCTACAGTACTTACAGTTAGAAACTTTACAGTACTAGTTAAGTCTGATATTAATGTTTCAAACAAATGGAGCATGTATCAGTTAGTTGCTGGTAAGTGGATAAGAAATATTAGTCAACGATTTGATACAAACTTATACTGGAACTACAAAGACTGGTACGCTACTGGATACAACTCCTTTACTTCTGTAGTTGATTTAATTACTGCAAGCTATCAGTTAGATGGAATAGTTAACGACATTGGCGATACTGTAAAAATTGAAAATGTTGGATCGGGTGGATGGTTATTACTAGAAAAAATTAAAAATGAAGTTGATGTTGATTATACTGTAAATTATAAAACAGTAGGAAAGCAAAATGCAACTATTGCGTTTACTGAGTCATTGTACAATGTAAACACAAGTAAAATTGGATTTGATAGCAACAACTATGATACAGTATTTTTTGATGCACAACCTGTTACTGAAACTAGAATAATACTTGAAACAATAAGAGATCATCTTTTTGTTGACAACTTAGAAGTAGAATATAATAACTTATTCTTAGCTAGTGTTAGGTATGCATTTAGTGAACAGCCAAATATTGACTGGGCATTTAAATCAAGTTTTGTAAAAGCACAACACAATTTGGGTAAACTAGCACAAAGAGTTACATTTAAAAATGACAATTTAGAAAGTTACCAAACTTATATAAACGAAGTTAAGCCCTACAAAACTAAAGTTAGAGAGTATGTAAGTTCTTATAATAATACAGACCTTACACAATCAATAATATCAGACTTTGATTTACCGCCGAAGTATAGTATTGCAGACGGAAAAATTAAAGCTTCTAGCGCCAAGGCTTCAGACATTGCAGTGTACGGTGAAAGAGCTGTATCTTCATATCCGGACAAGCACTGGTTTGATAATGTTGGATATCAAATTACAAGTGTTGAAATTGGTAATAAAGGGTCTGCATATAACTTACCTCCAGTAATTAGATTTGAAGGAGGCGGTGGCACAGGTGCTACAGCAAAGGCATTCTTAAACAACGGCAAATTAAGCAAAATACAAGTATTAACTCCTGGTAGCGGGTACATTAGCGCACCAACTATTATAGTTGACGGCGGATTGAGCAACACTGGAACAATTGGCAACGCAACTGCAATTTTAGGTAATGGTGTAGTTAGAGGTACTAAAGTTTCGTTTAAATTCGATAGGGTAAGCGGACTACCTTACATTACTACATTAGCTACAACAGAAACATTTGTTGGAACTGGCAGTAAATTTAACTTTGATCTAAAATGGCCAATGGATAGAAAAACAACAAGCACAAGTGTTGTTGTTACTAGTGTTGAGCTATTAAGAAGTGAGTATGCATTTACTAATGTTAACGATGTTACTAAAGGATACACTAGAAGTGTTGGAAGAATAGCATTTACTACTCCGCCTAAATTAGGCTCAGCAATAACTGTTACATATAACAAAGATATAAATTTGTTAGATGCACAAGATAGAATTAGTTTACTTTACAATCCTACTACAGGAATGGTAGGCAAAGACATTGCACAGTTAATGGATGGTATTGATTACGGCGGCGTTGAGATTAAGAGTTTTGGATTTGAAGGAAGTTCCGGTTTTGATACTGAGCCTTTCTTTACAGAAACGTTTGATACTTATGATAACACATACGAGGATTTAGTATTCCAGCTAGACGGATCAACTGCTACATTAACTTGGGACACTCCGTTGTTAAGCGGAGTTACTTATAACGTATATAAAAATAATGTGCGAATTGATGACGCTTATTACAACGATTCATCAATAGCAACTAATCCAAATGCTAAAATGCTTAGTATTACTGGAGATGGCGTACTAACTTCGTTAAATTTACAAGACAACGGTGTATCATCAGTAAGTGACGATACGTTTATTATTAGAAAAACTACAAGTGACGGTAGCTTTAAGCCAGACACAACATCATACGACACACTGCTTGATGGCGGAACAACATTGTATGATACTGCTAAAGGTATTGATGCTTCGGAAATAGTTGTTGACGGCGACGGGTTTGTAACTCAGGCTAATAGCAAAGGTCCTGAGGAGTTAGTTCCTGGACAAATATTAGATACTTTAGACTTAAAAGTCGTCCATCGTCCAGTTGAAGGCGGCAGTACAATTTACAGTGATGTTCATTGGACAGACGGCACAACGGCTATATTCAAATTAGGCGGCCATCCAAACTCTGCAGATGCAGTATTTGTAAGACTTGACAATGTTAAAGTTGCACCAAGTTTATATACAGTTGATTATGCAACTAACACAATTACATTTGCAACGGCTCCGACTACTAGACAACTGCTAAACACTATTGTTATGGGAGAAGCTGGTCAGAAGATATTAGACATTAACACGTTTAACGGTGACGGCAGCACAATAGAATTTGTTACTAAAGTAGAATGGCAATCAGACATGACACACTTTGTTAATATTAACGGAGTACTACAAACGGTTACTATTTTCTCAGCAGGCGATGCCTATGGTGTAGATAAAGGATATACTGGAATTAGATTTAGTACTGCTCCTGCACTAGATGCAGTAATTGATTTTGGATTGTTCTATGCTACTGGTACAAACTTTAGCCAAGTTGCAAGTCAATCGTTTGTAGCAGACGGAAGTACTACACAGTATACACTAGCAACTACTCCAATAGGAAGCAATCCTGTTGCAAACCAGACTATAGTTAAAGTTAACGGTAGTATTTTAAATGCAGGATACAGTGACAGACATGTTATTAGTGCTAACGTACTACAATACCAATTACAAAATTGGCAGTTAGGATTAAACACAATCCGCGGCGAGGATATTGAAGTTTATTTAGACGGTATTAAATTAGTTAGAAATATACAATACAAATGGGATTCGGCTAGTAACATAGTTAATGTAACAGCTAACGTAGCTACTACTGGACAAATACTTGATGTATTTTTAGTAGCAGATGGTGCATATGCATTTGGTTATGTTGGAGTTGATCCAGATGATAGTTCAACTAAGTTTATAGCAACACCGGGCGTAATATATTTTGACACTGCTCCTGCACTTGATGTAACTGTTGAAGTAACAACATTTAGTAACCATGACATATTAGACATTGAAAGAATCAAATATAATGTTATTAGTCGTACTTCGATAGCAGAAGGAAATGTAGACTTCCAAGAGTATACTTTGTTAACTAATGGCTTTGTAAAATTACGCAAGGAAGTAAACGATGCAAGATATGTTTGGGTAATATTAAACGGAACACAGTTAACACCGGCAGTAGATTATTATGTAACTGAAGATAAGATGCATATTAAGATAGTAAGCACTATTAGTGCAAGTGATATTGTTGAGTTAATACACTTTACTGCTCCGCCGACTAGCCAAAAGTTTGGATTTAGGCAATTTAAGGATATGCTAAACCGTGTTCACTATAAGCGCATGGACGAAACGAATAAGTATATGTTGAGTCAACCACTTAATTGGTTTGATTTAAGAATTGAACTTTTGGATGCAAGTGGGTTACCGACACCTAACAAGACTTCAAAAATACCAGGAGTGGTATTTATTAATGGTGAGAGAATTGAGTATTTTGTGAAACAAGGCAACACTTTGAGACAGTTACGCAGAGGAACGCTAGGAACAGGTGTTAACACCATCTATCCAGCTGGAACTTTAGCTATGGAGCAAAGCATTGGCCAAACAATTCCTTACAAAGACGAAACACTTACTCAAATACTTACAGCAGACGGTACGTCTACTGCATATGAGTTAGATTTTATACCTAACAATATAAATGAATTTGAAGTATTTGTAGCAGGAAAGCGTTTAAGGAAGAACGCAATAACAATCTTTAACCCAACAGTTGACTTAGATAGTCCAGAGGGTGATGAAACTTCCGTAGCAGAGTTTAGTGTAGACGGTACTACTAGTACATTAACGCTTACAACTGCTCCTTTAGAGAATCAAAAGATTATTATAATAAGAAAACTAGGTAAACTTTGGACAGACGTCGGAACTAGCCTTGCTAACCAAGAAAATGACATTGCACGGTTCCTTCGAGCGAAAGTTACGGAGCTAGTCAAATAAATACACATAGCAGTGAGAGAACAAAATGACAGACAAATTAAATGACACATCAGGAATAAAGGTACAGGGACACATTAAGATTAGTGACCCTGCTACTGGCGAAGTATATGTTGACAAGCGTAACGCAATTCATTATGAAAACATGAGTCTTGCACTTGCGGAAAGTTTAGCAAATGCTGGCAAAGGAGCCATTTATGAAATGAGCTTTGGCAACGGAGGAACAAGTGTCGATCCAACAGGGATTATTACTTACTTAACTCCTAACTCAACAGGTACAAATGCTAGTTTGTATAATCAAACATTTACTAAAGTTGTAGATGATTTGAGTACAAACAACACAGATCCTGTTAGAAATAAATTAGAAACTAGACACGTAAGTGGTACTAACTACACAGACATAATTGTAACGTGTTTACTTGATTACGGCGAACCCTCCGGACAAGATGCATTTGATACTGCTACAGATGCAACTAGTACATATGTGTTTGACGAGTTAGGGTTAAAGAGCTACGATCCTAGTACAACAGGTAAGTTAATTACACATGTAATTTTCCACCCAGTACAAAAATCATTAAACAGACTTATACAAATTGATTATACTGTAAGAGTCCAAAGTTTGTCAGGAGCATAATTAGATGGCATATACTATTAACTTTACAGATTTTACAAACAAAGGTAGCATTACTGTTGAAGATAGCACTTTAAACGTACAAACTAGTTTAAAGTTTCCAGGCAGAAGTACTACAGCATACGGTACTGCTATTAATGAAAATTTCTTGCACTTACTAGAAAACTTTTCAAATACATCAGCACCTAGCAATCCTGTTGAAGGACAAATTTGGTATGATAATACACCAGGCAGTGAACAGTTAAAAGTATATGATGCAACGCAATGGGTAGCATCTGGTGGATTAAAGAAAGCACTAACAGCACCAGAAGCGGCAAATAGCGTAGTTGGTGATTTGTGGGTCGATACAGACAATCAACAGTTATACTTATTTACAGGTTCAGGTTGGGTATTAGTAGGGCCAGAATTTAGTGGTGGTCTTAACACTGGCGCACAACCAGTTGAAATAATTGGCCAAGACAATGTTGTTTACAATGCAGTACAAGTAGAAGTTGCGGCAAAGCCAGTTGCAATAATTTCAGCAGATGCGTTTACTCCTAAAGCAGTAATTAGTGGATTTACTACAATTAGTCCGGGCATTAACTTAACTACTACAAATATTACAGGTGACGGCGCTCCAAAGTTTGTTGGACCAGCTGATGTTGCAGAAAACTTATTAGTAGGAACTACTAAAGTACCTGCGGCAAACTTTTTAAGAAGTGATGCAGTAAGTACAACAAATTATCAAATTAAAATTAAAAATGATTCAGGATTATTATTAGGTAGCGGTAACCAGCTTGCACTAGAAGTTGAAGGCGAAGCTGGAGTTATTACACATAACACTAGTGGTAGTAATATTGACATCAGAGTTAATAATTCAGGAACAACACAAACAGCAATCAGAATTGACTCAACTACAAACGTTGGTATTAATAATACTGCTCCGTCAGAAAGTTTAGATGTAACAGGAAATGTTAAATTAAGCGGAAACTTATTAGTAGACGGAACTACGTCTAGCACAAACTTTGGTAATGGTGCATTAATAGTAGCAGGTGGCGCTGGTATTGCTGGTAATTTAAACGTTGGCGGAACTTTTGAAGTCGACGGTATTTTAACTACACAAAACCAAGCACCTGATTCTCCTAACGTAAGAAACATCGGTAACTCGGCTAACAAATACTTAGGAATATATGCAACTACATTTAACGGAAACTTACTTGGTAACGTAACAGGTACAGTTAGTGGCAGAGCAGGAAGTGCAGATAAACTAGCTAGTAGTACAAACTTCCAAATGACTGGAGAAGTAATTGCTAACCAGTTAATATTCGATGGACAAACAGGCGGTAGTACAAAAGTATTTACAACTTCAGTTTCAAATGCATTTATTAGTAATAAAACAAGCACCAATAACACTGTATCAGATGATGAATTCTTATTAAACAGAACAACAGGAACAACAGGGCTTTATAGAGTTAGCAGAGATACTTTATTAGCTAGTGTTCCAACTAACCCAACAGGCGTACTAATGCCGTATGCTGGTAGAGTAGCACCTGCACATTGGTTATTATGTGACGGTAGTGAAGTATTACAAGCAGATTATCCGTTTTTATACACATTAATTGGGTTTGATTATAAGCAAGCAGACCAACTTAGTGATAGCGGTGTGTTAAAATTTGCATTACCTGATTTAAGAGGTCGCGGAGCAGTTGGTCTAGATAACATGGGCGGATCGGCAGCAGGCAGAGTAACAGGACTAAGAGGTTCTGAGATTGGTAACAGTGCTGGTACACAAGATGTTACTATTGGACTTACTAACTTACCAGAACATGAACATGATTTAGTTGTTGAAGGAACACAATTTTACGCAATATTAGATGCGGCAAAGGGTGCAGAAAGTCCTACTTCATCTATTACATACGATGCTCCAACAGGAAGCGGCCAGGGGCAGGCTGTTTCAACAAGTGGCGGAGTAGCAGGCAGTACGGGCACAGCAATAGATACTATGAATCCGTTTATGTCGATGAACTATATTATCTACACTGGAAACATATAAAATGAGCTATAAATTAAACAAAACAGACGGAACATTACTAGTAGATTTAATAGATGGGTCGATAGATACAGCTAGTACGTCACTTACTCTAGTAGGTAAAAACTATTCAGGATTTGGTGAAGTTTTAAATGAAAACTACATTAAATTATTAGAAAGTTTTTCAAACTCAACTAGTCCACTTAATCCAATTGCTGGACAATGTTGGTGGGATACTTCAGAGGCAAGATTAAAAGTATTTAACGGCACACAGTTTAATGCAGTAGGCGGACCGTTTGTAACGGCAGCACAACCTGCAATGGTTGCTGGTGATTTATGGATTAATAACAACGCTGATCAAATGTACTTTTATGACGGTGCAGGTGATCCTACACTAGCAGGACCAGCATATTCATCACAGCAAGGTAAGTCGGGCTTTATAATAGTATCAAGACTTGATACACAGAGCAGAAATAGAACATGTGCTGACTTATATGTTGGCGGAACGTTAATGGCTGTAATGAGTGCCATTGAGTTTACTCCTGCAACAGCAATTACTGGTATAACTGGCAATGTTAAAAAAGGTATTAATGTTATTGATACTAATTCTTCAACAGGATTTACGTATCAAGGAGTTGCAGACAAAGCACTAAACTTAATCAAGGCAGATGGTACTTCTGTTAGTGCAGACAGTTTCCTTTCAGCAATAACAGACGGTAGTACAACTGGATCATTGCAAGTATTAAACTCCAACGGTATTACAGTAGGACCAAATGCTAACCAGATTATGAAAATAGTCGGTAATAGCTTTGTTACAGAAAATGCTAGAATTGATGATGACTACATTATTAAGGTTACAAGTTCTGCGGCTGGATCACAAGTTATTGATGCATTACATATTGATGCATCACTAAAGCGCATTGGTATATTCCAAGCTACACCGTTACATACGTTAGACGTTACTGGCGATATGCGTGTAACTGGCAATTTAATTGTTGAAGGAGCAAGCGCAAGTATTGATGTATCTACATTAAGAGTTGAAGATAAGCAAATAGAGCTTGCTATTACAAGTGATAGTACATTACTAAATGATGCAGGCGTTGATGATGCAGGTATACTAGTTAGAGTAACTGGTGATGATAAGAGTTTTACTTGGAAAAATGCAACTAAGGCGTGGACTTCATCAGAGCACATGGACATTGTAACAGGCAAGTCATATAAAATTGGCGGAACTGATGTATTATCAGCAACAACACTAGCTAGTTCAGTAACAAGTGCAACAGGGTTAACAACAATTGGTACACTAGGTGCATTAAGTGTTGATAACATGAATTTAAATGCCGCAACAATTACAACAACGGCACTTGGATTAACAATTACTAGTGCTGATACAATTACTATTAGTAATAGTAAAAAAATTACAGGTGTAGGTGCTCCTACAGCTGGAGCAGATGTTGCAAACAAGACTTATGTAGATCAACAAATTGCTGGATCAAGTATTTCCTTTAGTATGGATATTACTAGTCTTAACGACACGCAAATTGCGTTAGTTATTAATGACCTAGTACCAGCAAGTGGGGTATCTAACGGTACAACAGCTAGAATACATGGTACATCACTTACAGGTGCGGCGGTTTCAGGCATTGATGTTAGTGCTGTTCTTACTAAATCGTTTGTTACAGTTGATAAAAATGGTACAGAAAACCAGGCAGTCTTACAAGATGTTGGATTTACTAATGCAACAGGTACAGTAACAGTAACAGTTGCTCGAAGTTTGAAACAGTTTATTACCTCAGGTGGTAATTGGACGTTTGATCAAAACTTGTCTAGTAGCGTTTAACGATAAATATATTATACAAAGGGTTATATACATATGGCATATACAATTAATAGATACAGTGGCACTACTTTAGCAACAGTGCAAGATGGTACAGTTGATGCAACTTCCGATTTACGGTTTGTTGGTAAAAACTATGCTGGATATGGTGAGATACAGAACGAAAACTTCTTATTCTTGCTTGAAAGTTTTAGTGGAGCATCGCAACCGCCTAAAGCTATTACTGGTCAAGTGTGGTATGACACAGCAGTACAAAAATTAAAATTTTACAACGGTACTAAGTTTAAGAATACAGGCGGAGCAGAAGTTTCTGCAACACAGCCTACAGGATTAACAGCAGGCGACTTTTGGTGGGATAGCGGAAACAATCAGTTATACGCATTTGATGGAACATCATATATCCTTATAGGACCACAAAGTACCGGCAGTGGCGTTACGCAAATGACAAGTAAAACTGTTAAAGACACTACTGCAACTAACAGAAGTGTTATTGTTGCAACAATTAACGATGAAGTAGTTTACATAATTAGTAGCCTTGAATTTACTATGGATGTTAGTGATTCATCTGCAATTACAGGATTTGACGTAGTTAAAAAGGGCTTGACAATGGTCAACACCCAAGCATCAACCAATGGTGTTACAACTACTGATCATGTGTATCACGGAACTGCATCTAATGCATTAAGACTAGGCGGAAATTTAGCAAGCGATTTTGTACTAAGTGCAACAGGATCTTTTAATAGTGTTATACGTTTTGCAGACGCTGGATTAACAGTAGGCGATAGTAATGATTTACTAATTACTATTGAAAATGGTAATGACGGATCTATTGCTAACCAAGTTGGTACTAACAGTATTATTAAACTTAAAGCTAACAACGCCGCAGGAGCACTAACACACTCAGCAACGTTCACAGCATTAGGCATGGCGCCTGCAACTACTAACGCATTTGATTTAGGTGCATCTGGTAATGTATGGGCAAACGTTTATGCAACAAATTTACAAGGCAATGCAACAACAGCAAGTGCATTAAAGCTATCTGGATCAGTTTACTTACCAGATGCAAGTGCTACAGCAAACACAGCGGCACTAAGAGACGCAAGCGGAAACTTAACAGCAACCTTATTTCAAGGTGTTGCTACACAAGCACGGTATGCTGACTTAGCAGAAGTATATGCCACTGATGAAATATATCCAGTTGGTACAATTATGGCAGTTGGCGGTGAAGCAGAAGCTACAGCGGCAGCGGCAAGTCATTATTGTATTGGTGTTATATCAGACAAACCAGCATACTTAATGAACTCAGAAGCTGAAGGTCAAGCAATTGGTCTTAAAGGAAGAGTTCCAGTAAGAGTTACTGGACCAGTTAAGAAAGGCCAGCCAATTTATGCTTGGGCAGACGGAGTAGGATCAACACTTGCAACTACTGGCATGGTAGGTATTGCACTAGAGTCAGATGACTTTACTGAAGAAAAATTAATTGAGTGTGTACTAAAAGTATAAATACTTAATATACGTAGTTTGAGGAAATAACATGGCAGTAGGCGATTTAATCACAGCGGCACGATACAATAACGCACAAGCAAGAGTGGCTGCGATTATGGGAGTCGGCTCGACCACAGAAGGTTATGGACAAACTTTAAATAGTTCGCAGGTTAGTACAGCACTTACAGTTACAGCGGCACAAGTTAATGCATTATATGCTGACCTTGTAGCTGGAAGAATACACCAAACTGGGGCAACTCCTACTACTATTGTAGAAATAGTAATTGGTAATTCTATTGCTGACGCAACAAGTGACAATCCTAATGGTACAAAGAAAGGCTTCCTGGACTACGAAGCCTTAATTACAACATTTGAAGCAGATCCAGCTAGATTTGCTGTGGCAGCGTCACAGACTACTAACGGTACTGGTGTTACTAGCACAAGAACTGCCGCCTGGAACACTGATATTGCACACGTAGTAAGAGTTGATTTTGCTACAGCTAACGCACGTAGAAATTATTTCAATGCCGGCGGCACTATTAAGTTTGAAGCTACTTTGGCAAGCGCCGGAGATGCAAAGTCGAATGATTGGGCCAGTATGTTAACTAATATGGGCACAATCGCAATGGGATACACTGCAACAACTGCAACTGGTACAGGAACAGTTACTTCAATTGGTAACTTTGATTTAACTTCATCTAATCAAATAATATTTCGCAAGCCTGGAACCGGTGTTTACTCTGCAAACGATTATTATGTTTATGCAAAGGCAAACTCTGCAACACAGCTAGAGTTTACACTGCAATTCCAAGAAGAAGCCGCAGGCAATCCAAACTTTGACGAGCAAGTAAATGGCACACTAGTAAACTCTGTTAAGTTTAAACGCCCAAGCGGATCATATGTAACATTACCAGCACCGAGTTTTGTTACCGTAACTTCACTTTAACCATTGACAACACCCGCTTATTAGTATATACTATATAGTATACATTTAAGGAGCAACTATGGACGAACGACTAGAAGAAGCATTAGCCGTTAGTAAAGCGTTAGAAACACATCAAAATCAAAAGAATATTCTACATAAGCAATACAAAGATAATCTAATCTATTACTTTGATGGACAAAAAATTAGTGTAGATCTTTCATTAATTGCGTATTGTACAACAAAAACAATGCCAATAGTTATTATTGATGATAATAAGACTCCAGTGCTTATTGATGACATAGAAGAATTTACTAAAAAAATAACAGCAATGTATGAAACTGCTTCTCGTAAGTACTTTATGGAGTTTAAAAAGATTAAGTCAAAAAGATCAGTAAAGGAACTTATTGACTTATGACGCAAGGTGTACTGTTATTTGCGTATAATTCTAAAAACATGGATTATACAAAGCAAGCTATATATTGTGCTAAACTTATTAAGCAACACCTTGGCAAAGAGGTTGCACTAGTAACTGATGACGAATCATACCTTAACCGACAATATCCCTTTTACAAAAAATATATAGACCATGTTATTATTACAGGTCATGAAGATGCTGTACAAGAGCGAGTGTATAACGATGGGTTGTATCACAGTGATAAACAACGTTGGTACAATACTAATAGAAGTTCGTGTTTTGAATTATCTCCGTTTGATGAAACAATTGTAATAGATACTGATGTTTTAATTTTTAATGACGAGTTAAACAAATGCTTTGGGTCTTCTGAAGATTTCCTAATATCAAAAGACTACAATTTTGTAGACATGAAACGAGACTATTCTGAGTTTGACAAAGTATCTGAAACAACATGCGATATGTTTTGGGCAACTGCATTTTATTTTAAGAAAACAGATTTCACAACTGTATTTTTTAACCTTATAGAACACATTAAAGAAAACTGGCATTTTTATAGATTAGTTTATGAAATTGCAGAAATTAAGTTTAGAAATGATTATGCATTTAGTATTGCTATACATACGTTACGCGGAATGAAAGATGCTACATGGCCGTTGCGTGTTCCTGCAAGTATATGGATCACAGTAGATAAAGATATCTTATATTCAATTGACGATACTAAGTTAACAGTGTTATTACACAAAGATTATGATTATCAATTAAGTGCAATTAGTGATGCTACTGTACACGTAATGAATAAGTTTTCATTAGAGCGGTGCATTGATAAGGTGTTTGAAAATGAGTAACGGTGTTTGTTTACTAGCGCAAAATAATATCAAGACTAATTATGTCCGGCAAGCATACGCACTTGCATTAAGTATTGTTGCAAAGTCTCCTAATCAAAAAGTAAGTCTTATTACTAATGATCCTGTAAGTGACAAGTATAAAAAGGTATTTGATCAAATTATTCCTATTCCGTGGTCAGACGATTGTTCCGACGACAGTGACTGGAAAATTGAAAATAGGTGGAAAGTTTATCACGCAACTCCTTACCGTAACACAATGGTATTTGATGTTGATATGTTAGTACTTGAAGACTTAGATATTTACTGGAAACAGCTACAAAAAAATAACGTTGATCACGACATATTATTTACAACACAGGTAGTTAATTATCGAAACGAAGTTGTTACTAATAGATATTATAGAAGAACCTTTGATGCAAATGATTTACCTAATTTATATTCAGGAATGTATTATTTTAAAAAAGCAGAAACAACAAAACAATTTTTTGGGTTGTTAAAAACTGTTATGTGGAACTGGGGCGACTTTTATAAAATTAGTTTAAGTAAGATACCACAAGAATGGTGTAGCTTTGATGTGTGTACTGCAATAACTGCAAAGCTATTAGATAGAATGTACACAGTGGGTGATAAGAATAACATACTAGAGTTTACACATATGAAAACTCGTTTACAAAATGTACCATTAGGTGAAAAATGGACAGACACCTTGTTTGTTGATTTTAATAGCGATCTTGAATTAATAGTTGGCGGATTAAAACAGTCGGGTGTATTTCATTATGTTGAGGACGAGTTTTTAACAGACAGAATAATAGATATTTTAGAGGATGCAGTATGAGTTATTATGCATATTACAATGAAAAGTTTGAAGTAACAATAATTAGTAATGAGCTTGATAATACTACACATGATATGTTTATTATTATTGACGAAGTTATGTTTTTAGCATTTGCAGAAGAAAAGATTAACTATTCTAATTATGCAGTAATCGGCGGGAAGCTAACATTAAAAGCAGAGCTTGAATTAGAAAAATATACAGACTCTAGAATTCCAGTAACACTTACTGACGAAGTATTTGAAAACTGCTTAATGGTAACACAAGATAAAAAAAATAAACATTGGTTTGCACAGTGTTATGTTAGTACAGAAGTTATTGAGAATTTTGTATTACTACCTAAAGAGCATATTGAAAAAAAGATATTTACATTCTACGTAGTATCAAAGGATAACAGATTTATTTTACTAGACACTATCAAAGTGCCTGCTAAAAATATTCTAACTAAAAAAGAAAGCTGGCGGCAACATGGATTGCGTGACAACGAAGATGTTGAAGTATTTACATCACCGGCATACACTATTGCAGATTTTGATACATCAGTAGTAACACAGGATGTTAGATTACTGTGTCGTAGAGATTTCTTAACGTATCATCATAAAGTAGGAGAGTTGGCATGAAAATTATAGATTATGATATCATTTATTTGAGTTATGATGAACCAAATGCAGAAAAAAATTATGCAGACTTATTAAGCAAAGTGCCTTGGGCAAAGCGTGTACATGGTGTAGAAGGCAGTGATGCCGCACACAAAGCATGTGCTAAACTAAGTGAAACAGATCGCTTTATTACAGTAGATGGCGACAACATTATTAATGCAGAGTTTTTAGGACAAGAACTTGACTTTGATGATCATGCAGACTTAGAACATAGTGTAATTAGTTGGTGCGGCAGGAACATAATTAACGGATTAATGTACGGCAATGGTGGATTAAAATGTTGGCCAAAGCAGTATGTGTTAGATATGAAAACACATGAAAATGCAGAAGCAGACAATCCGCATGCACAAGTTGACTTTTGCTGGGATCTAAAATACATACAGCAAAACAGTTGGTATAGCGATGTGCATAATAATGAAACTGCACTACAAGCATGGAGGGCAGGTTTCCGTGAAGGTGTTAAGATGTCATTAGATCAAGGAGTGCGACCAACTAAAGAAGCGTTCTTACAAGGCCATTGGAAAAACTTACATAGATTGTGGGTGTGGTTAATGGCAGGCGCTGATGTGGAAAATGGACTATGGGCTATTTATGGTGCTCGAGAAGGATTGTACATGACAATGTGTACAGATTGGGATTATGTACAAGTTAGAGATTTTGAATATTTAAACGAGTACTGGAATAAAACAGTTAGTGTATATATAAATGACGACAACTTGCTGGAATCAATTCAACGGTTAGGCAACAGTCTTATTGATGAATTAGAAATACCCATTGCTAAAAATCCTTTAGATGCACAACAAAGTAAGTTCTTTAAAGAAGTTTACCAGAATCCAAGTAGAAACAGCAGAAAACAGTTTGTGATTGATCCTGAATGAGCAACGAACAACGCATAACAGAATTAAAACTAAAAAAAGATCTAATAAATTCTGTTAGTTGTAGTTTCTGTACGGCTAAGTGGTTACAAACAACCCTTATGTTACAAAATGGATATAATCATAGTTGCCACCACCCGGCACCGCATAAAATTCCATTAGAAGAAATAGAAGCAGACCCTGCGGCATTGCACAATAGTAAGTTTAAAAAAGAACAACGTGCTATGATGTTAAAAGGCGACCGCCCTTTAGAATGTGATTACTGTTGGAAGATTGAAGATTTAGATAAAGAGTATTTTTCAGACAGACACTATAAAACAGCAGATACTTGGGCATGGGATAGGTTTGAAGATATTGCTAAAAGTGATCCACAAGACAATGTGTATCCTAGTTACTTAGAAGTTAGTTTTAGTAATGCTTGCAACTTTGCGTGTGCTTACTGCTCGCCTGAAATTAGCAGTAAGTGGATGGAGGATATAAAACAAAATGGTGAGTATCCAGACGGTGCTCATAATTTAGATTACTTAAAGAAAACAGGTAAATTTCCATATGCAAACAACGAAGACAATCCGTATGTAACAGCATTTTGGAAATGGTTTCCTGATGCACTTCCGCATTTAAAAGTTCTACGTATTACAGGCGGCGAACCTACAATGAGTAAAGATACTTGGAAGTTATTAGATTACATAATTAATAATCCACAACCTCAATTAGAAATTGCAGTTAATACAAATTTAAATGTTCCAGCAAAGCTAATAGATAAATTAATATACTATAGCGGCGAGCTTGAAGGTAAACTTAAAAAGTTTGACATATACACAAGTGCTGAAGCAGTTGGTGATCAAAATGATTATGTAAGAGATGGAATGAATTACAAAGTTTGGATGACTAATGTACATCGTATGTTGTATGAAACTAATAGTACTGTAGCAATAATGACAACTATTAATATTTTAAGTTTGCCTAGCTTTGCTAAATTTATACAAGACGTTATGGAACTTAGAAAAGATTACAATTTAAATTTTGAACACAATAGAATTCCGTTAAGCATTAACTATCTTAGATGGCCTTTGCATTTACAAACTATACTATTAGATAAAGAACAACGTGTAAAGTACGCTAATGAAATTGAAAGTACTTCAGAAGCATGGCTCAAGTATTACAGTAAAGAAAAATATGCTAGAATTTACTTAGAAGAATTTGATCAAATAAAACGGTTGTGTAACTATCTTAGAAACACAGAACCAGCTATTCAATATCGTGGTAACTTTTGCAGATATATACATGCATACGATAAGCGTCGAAACAAAAACTTTAAGAATACTTTTCCAGAGTACTCAACATTATTAGAGGATTGGCATGCCAGCTAAACAAGATGAAACATTGCTACAGTACAGGCAACGTATAATAGATCCAAAGAGTACTAGCTTCTGTGGTGCAAAATGGTTTAATGCAACTACTTGGTTAGGTAGTGGTACAACTGCTAGTTGTCACCACCCGCCGGCACATCAGATTCCATTAGAAGAAGTAGAAGAAAACTACACAGCAATTCATAACACTAAACATAAGAAAGAAATGCGCAGGCAAATGCAAAAGGGCGAACGCCCTGCAGAGTGTGAGTATTGCTGGAAGATGGAAGATATGAAAAAAAATGCAGTTAGTGATCGCACCTTTAAAACTATTATCTATACAGACGAAGAACTACAGGCTGCATATGATGCAGACTGGAATGAAAATGCTAATCTTAAAACATTTGAAATAGCATTTGATCGAGTTTGCAACCTAGCATGTAGTTACTGCAATGCTAGTTTTAGTACTACATGGGCAAAAGATATTAATAAGAATGGTCCTTATGAAAACTTAGTCAGTGATGGCGCAGGTGCGTTTAAACACAATGGTGATTGGGCCGCTCCGTACAATGATGATGCAGACAATCCTTATATACAAGCATTTTGGAAATGGTGGGATAACGGTCTTGCAGATAGTTTAGATGAACTACGCATTACAGGCGGCGAACCATTAATGAGCGGCAACACTTGGAAACTATTTGATTGGTATTCTAAACAGAAATCAGATATGCGATTTGCTATTAACTCGAACTTAATTGCAAAAGAAAGCATTATTAATAAGTTAATTGAGAAAGCCCAAGGAATTAAAAAGTTCCACATTTATACTAGCTGTGAAGCAGTTGGTGAACAAGCTGAATACATCCGAGACGGGCTAGTTTACGATCAATGGGTAAACAACGTAACACGTATTTTAGATGAAACTGACGTAGAGCTACATTGCATGATGACTATTAATAGCTTATGCTTGTTTAGTATTACAGAATTTCTTGATCAAATATATACGCTAAAAGAACGTACAGGAACAAAAACGCCGACAGTAAGTTTAAACTTATTACGTTTTCCAAGTTTCCAAAGTCCTTTAGCATTGCCAGTACATCTTAAAGATTATTGCTACAATAAACTAAATGATTGGTATAACGCAAACAAGCACAAAGCGTTATGGCACGAGCATGAAAAAGCAAGCATTGAACGCTTAATAGATTATCTAGTTACTGTAGATGCTCCGCATAGACGCACAAGCAATCCTGTAACACTATGGCGTGACTTCAAAACATTTTATGCACAATACGATGTAAGACGAAATAAAAACATAAACGTGTTTCCTAAAATCCTAACAGATTGGATAGAAAGTATTCCTGATACAGATTCAAGTATTATGGAACTTGCAGAAAAAGAAGGTTGGATATTAAATCCTGACAATAAGAATATTGCCAAGGAACTAGCTACGTATGAGTGAGTATTTCTGTGTAGCACCGTGGACACATACATACGTTAGCCCTCAAGGTGAACGTAGACTTTGTTGTGCAAGCAGAGAAGAACCTCAGTTCCAAAAGCAATATATTGATAGCGGCGACAATAACAATACAGAGTTTAATCCGTCTACATTAAAAGAGCATTGGAATAGTGCATACATGAAAGATATACGGAAACGTATGTTAGCTGGTGAAAAATTAAGTCAGTGTGATGTGTGTAATAATCAAATACTAAACTTACACACTTATAAAAGCTATTTTAATAATACATTGTTTCCAAACAAGATACAGGATATTATTGATAACACTGCGGAAGACGGGCACACTACGTTAACTCCAGTTAGCTATGATTATAGAATTTCAAATTTATGTAATTTCAAATGCCGTATGTGCGGAGAACAACTAAGTTCAAGTTGGGAAACAGAAAAAATAATACATGATAGAGTTAACTATGATGATGCTAAATGGATGGTACCCGACACTCGTAAAAAGATTTCAAGATTTCAAAAAGACGTATTAGAAGTAGAATTACAAGAAGCAGTCGACAACGGAACTGTTGAAGAAATATACTGGGTAGGCGGCGAGCCTCTAATGTATGACATACATTGGAGAATAATGCAACAGCTAGTAGATAGCGGTAAAAGTAAAGATGTAGTTATTCGTTATAATACAAACCTAAGCAGAGTTATATATAAAAATTATAGTTTATATGATTTGCTTCCTCATTTTAAAAAAGTAAATGTATGTGCAAGTATTGATGGTGTTGGTACTGTAGGAGAGTATATACGCACAGGATTAAAATGGAACCAGTGGATTGATAATTTTAAGCAGGGGCATTTTTTAATTGACCAATACGGTGACGATGCATTAGTATTTGACGTTACACTTACGACTCCAGGGTTGTTTGATTTAAAAAATATGTTTGATTGTGTTACTGAGCTAGGAGTAAAAAGCTATTTTAAAATAACCTTTGCTTTTGATCCTTCGGTAGTAATGAGTCCGTTGTGTTTGCCTAAAGATATACTAGAAGAAACAGTTAACGAATTATTAGAATATATGGAGCCTCGTGTTACTCCAAAAACACAAGTTTATATAGATACACTTAAAAACTTATTAACTCGCCCAACGTTTTATGAATCATATTCAGATGCAGAGAAAGGTATTAAACAGGGAAAAAGGAATATAGAATTTTTAGAAAGTATTAGAGACTGTGACGTAACTTTTAGAAGTATACTTAATGATCGTGCTAAAGAATGGTGGGACAAAATATGAGTAAAACATTTTGTCCTTTACCGTGGACTCACTTAGCTACACACCCGCACGGCGCTGTTACACTTTGTTGCGAAAGTAACATGACAAATCGTGCAAGTGATTCACAAAATGCAAATGGTGATTTTCAAACTTTTCAAACTACAGAGTATGATTTGAATAAGATTATGAATAGTGATCTATTTAGAGAAGTACGTATGCAAATGCTTAACGGAAAAGAGCCTAGTGTTTGTTCAACGTGTTACAAATACGAAAGTATGGGAAATGAAAGTAAGCGGACAATAGAATTAGAGCGACTTGATTATAGTTTAGAAGATGCTATATTAGATACTAACTTTGATGGATATATTGATCACACAAATTTTGAATTTATTGAATTAAGACTTGGTAACCATTGTAACTTAGCTTGTAGATCCTGCAACCCGTTTAGTAGTACAAAATGGATTAAAGATTGGGAAAAATTACATGGTGAAACTCCAGTTCAACAAAATCTATTTAATTGGCCCTTGGATGAAAAGTTTTGGGATAGTCTTAAGAAACATTGTAAAAAAATAAAACATTTATATATTAATGGAGGGGAACCTTTACTAATTGACAAGCACAAGCACTTCTTACAGTTTTTAGTTGATGCTGGTTATGCTAAAAATATAGAATTAACATACAGTACTAATAGTACTATTATTGACGAAGGTTATGTAGACATTTGGAGACAGTTTAAGTACGTTAACTTTTGGCTTAGTATTGATGACATTCAAGAAAGAAATGAATATCTAAGATACCCATCTAATTGGACTAAAACAATTGAAGCGTTAACTTGGTTTAGTTCTTTATACAATTACGAAGACCGAGGCGAGCATAGGTTACGTCCTAGGGTAATGCAAACAGTAAGTATAATGAATATCTATTATGTAAAAGAGGCGCACGACTTTTTTGAAAAACTTAATCTAACTGTGGATCATAATTTTGTTAATGATCCTAGTTATTATAATGCTGTAAATTTACCACCGTATGCAAAACAAAAAGCATTAGACAGGTTAAAAGGCATACCGCCACATATACATAGCAAGTTCCGAAACTTTTTAAATATCGATAATAATACTGATCACTTTGCAAAGTTTTTTGTGGTTAATAATAAACTAGACGAAATAAGAAAAGAATCATTTAAAGATATATTCGGAGAATGGTACGAAATATTAAGGAGATCAAATGGATAAATTTTTCTGTGTTGCGCCATTCGTTCATATGTATGCACACCCTGACGGGGCTGTTAAGACTTGTTGTGCAGGTATCGATAACTTTGGTAACCTAAAAACTAATTCACTTGAAGAGATTTGGGATAATGATAAGTTTACCCAACTGCGAAAAGATTTTATTGCAGGCGATGTCACTGATCTTGTAAAGAGTAATTGTGCAACTTGTGTTAATTTTGAAAAGAGTAAAATACATTCTTTGCGTGAAGGCTTAAATGCAGAGTTTACAGAACATGCTATAATAGAGGAGAAGCCTGACTTAAATCTCCTCTACATAGATTTCCGATTTAATAACTTTTGTAACTTCAAGTGCAGGGGTTGCTATCATGAGTACAGTAGTTCTATTGCTAATGAAGATGCTGGCAAATCCGTGCCTATTATCTATGCTGGAAAGACTCTTGAGGATTTATACAACCAAACATTACCGCACTTGAAATACACTAAGAAGATTTATTTTGCTGGAGGAGAGCCTTTAATACAATGGGAACATTGGAAAATATTAGATAAGTTGTTAGAACAAAACAACACTGATATCTCACTAGTGTACAACACAAATTTTAGTACTATGAAATATAAAAATAAAAACGTGATAGATTACTGGAAACAATTCAAAAATATAAAACTACTTCTTAGCATTGACGGGATGGAAAAGGGCGGTGACTGGTGGAGGCATGGTAACAGCTGGAAAAAGCTACAGAATAACATTGAAACTGTTAAGACTGAATGCCCGCACATTTCTCTAGGAGTTACTTGTACTGTAGGCTGGGCTAATCTATACACTGCAATGGATTTAATTGACTATTGCTCGGATACTCATTTAATAAATCCAGAAGACATTAATATAAACGTTTTACAATACCCAGTACACTTCTGTGTGCAGACTGTGCCTGACTGGAAGAAACAAGAACTAGAAATACGCATTAAAAAAACCTTTAGTAAATACATTAGTATGGGATTTGAAGATGACTCCCTACTAGCCAGAAATTTGATTGCATTAATTGATTTTATGTGGGCAAAAAAAGGGGACACTAAAAAAGTTAAAGGTGGGTGGTCCCAGATGGTAACAAAAAAAGATATGCTTAGAGGTGAAAATTTCTTTGAAGCATTTCCAGAACATATAAACATGAGAGAGTTAGTTGAATGAT